GGCACGACGCTTGCGCTGATCGAGCAAGGGCTGAAGGTCTTTAGCGCGATCCATAAGCGATTGCATGAGGCACAGACCCGCGAGCTGCGCTTGGTGGCTGAACTCAACGCTGAATACCTGCCGCCGGAGTATCCATATCTGATCGAAGGTGAGGAACAGTCGGTCTTCGCTGAAGACTTCGATGATCGTGTCGATGTGCTGCCGGTGAGCGATCCGAATGTCGTCACCAACACCCAGCGGATTGCCCAGGCGCAGTCGGTCAGGCAAATGGCCATGGAAGCGCCCGATCTGTACGACCGGCGCGCGGTCGAGCGCTGGATGCTTGAGGTGCTGCGCGTGCCGGACATCGACGCCAAGCTGCCGGATCAGAACATGATCCCACGGCGCGATCCGGTATCTGAGTCAGAGGCGGCAATTCGCAACGAGCCGATTCAAGTCTATCCAGACCAGGATCACGCGGCGCACATTGCCGTGCATACGGTCGCGCTCATGGCCTTGACACCAGAGCTGCAAGAGTCCGTCGCTCCAGCACTCCAAGCGCACATTGCCGAGCACCAGGCGCAGTTCTACCGGGCGCAGATGGCGGCCATGATGGGTATCGAGCTACCGCAGCCTGGACAGGAAGTCGATCCGGCAATGGATGCGCAACTGTCGCAGATGGCCGCGCAAATTCCGCAGATCACGTTGGCATCGGCACAAGCTCCAGGGCCAGACCCTGCAATGGCGAAGGTCGAGACAGACCGCATGAAGACCGAGGCGGAAATTCAGCGCAAGGATACCGAGTCTGCTCACAAGATGCAGATGGCCGAGCAACAGAACGCGCAAGCGCAAGCGGCGGCTGAGATGAAGGCCGGTGATGAGATTGCCGCGCAACTTCTGGAGGAGGCGCGCACGCAGTCGGCGATGCTGAAACAGGATTTTGGCGCGAATAGCAGGGCACCGAAGGGGTTGGCGGCGCTGTGAACCGCCTTGGCCTCATCTCCGACTATCGGCGCGAGATTGCCGAGCATGTGCAGTCGCAGCACCACAAGCTAGGCCGTGGCGATGCAAAGGATTACACCGACTATCTCGCCATGGTCGCCGAGATCAAAGCCTATAGCAACGCGCTGAGGCTGTTCGAGCAAGTATTGGAACGCTACACCAAAGAAGAGGAACTTGAATCCTATGATGCACCTTGATACCGCTGATCTTCCCGACCAGCTACCGGAGCCGGTTGGCTGGAAGATTCTCATTCGACCGATTGAGATTCGCGCCGAGACGGCTTCTGGCTTGGCGCTTCCGCCTGAGACGATTGAGTCGCTGAAGTATCTGCGCAGTGTCGGGCAGGTGATCGCGATGGGGCCGAGTTGCTATGACCATACGAAATTCGGTGATGGGCCTCCGTGGTGTCAGGTGGGCGATTGGATTCGGTTCGCTCCACATGCAGGCGCAAAGGAGATGGTTTGCGGTTCCGATGGCAACCCGGTCGAGCTGCGTTACATCAATGATGACGAGGTGCTTGGCCGCGCGGACTCAAAAGATATTTGGTGGCAGGAGCTATGACCATGGACCCGCTTGATCTGAAAGACGAGTTTGAGGACGTTGATCTCGATGAACAGGAGCACGATTCCGGTGAGCTTGAAGCCGGAGCACCCGAAGATGAAGGTGACGAACAAGATACGCTCAAAGCCGAAGTCGAAGCGCTCAAGCGGCAGCAAGCCGAGGCGCAGCAAGCCCAGCTAAGAGCGCAGGAAGAGGCGACTGAAGCACAACGCCAGGCTGCGCTGGAAGCCAAAGAGAGTGACTTGCTCAAGCAGCGGCGCGAGGCGCTGGAGAAGGACGATCTTGATGCGTTCGATAAGCTCGATAGCGAGCTTATCGACATCCGCCTTGAACGGCGCACCCAGCGTCAAGCGACCGCCGACGCTGACCCCGAGGATGCTTTAGCGCCCGAGGCAAAGGCCTGGATTGACCGCAACCCGTGGTTTCGCAGTGACGCCCAGCGCGCGAGCAAGGTCAAGCAGATTGCCGCCGAGCTTGAGGGGCAGTACGACACGAACGATCCAGAACTGTATGCCGAGATTGATCGTCGCATTGCGGCAGAGAAGCCCAAGCCAACCGCATCGGCAACACGCGCAGGCGCAGTCGCTGGCGTGAATCGCGGCGGTGGTCAGCCCAAAAAGGGCGGATCCGAGAAACTCACCCGCGCCGATCTGACCAAGATGGCGAAGTATGGCCTCGATCCCAACAACCAGGATCACCGGCGCGGCTGGCTCAATCGTAACGCATCAATCGGATAAGGACCATGGCAGAACAGAAGCAAGCAAGCGCGAAACCCGATCTCGAAGAGCGCGTCAATGCGCTTGAGTCAGGCATGACTGAAATGCTGACGATGATGCGCGAGGATCGCACGAGCCGCACTGCCGAACAGCGGGCCGGTAATCCTGTGCATGAGTCCTATCACCAAGAGTGGGACGAGTCGCAACTGTTGGCCAATCCTGGGTTCGTGGCACAGCCAGGCATGGTGCAGCGCTGGATTCGCACCGAGATTGCGGGCGAACCCGACGGCTCCAACGTTGCACGCATGTTCAACATGGGCTGGAAAGTGCGTGATCCGCAAACCTTGCCGAAGACGGTGCAGGAGTCCTGCGAGATCGTGGTTCAAGGCAAGGCCGGTATCGGCTGGCGTGGCACAGTGCTGTGCGAGATGCCCGAAGAGCAGTACGAACGCATCCGTGCGCGTCAGGCGCATGACTCCACGATCCAGATGCAGGCGATTGAGCAAAACATGTTCCGTGAACATGACGGTTCGCAACGCGGATTTGGCGCTCCGCACTTCACTGCGCGCAACAGAACAGTCGAAACCGGGCGTCCAGCGCCGGTCGATGGCTGAGATTGCCGGGATTGCAGACCTCGGCGTTTTGATAGAGGAGTAGGACTATGGCGAATGTCAATGGGCCGTTTGGTCTGCGCCCGATGCGGCATCAGACAGGCGGGAAAATTGGGGCAAACGAGTATTCGATTGCCAGTGGGTATGCAACGTCGATCTATACCGGTGACGTGGTGGAGCGAACCGGGACAGGGCGCAACATCGCGCAAGCGGCGGCAGGCAATGGCGACAACATCGGTGTTTTTGCTGGCTGCCGCTATGTCGATCAGCACGGCAAGCAAGTGTTCAGCCAATACTGGCCAGCCAATCAGGTCGCGACCGAGGTGGTGGCGTTCGTCTATGACGATCCGAACATCGTCTTTGAGGCGCAGTGCGACACGCTGGCGGAGGGCGATGAGGGCGCGCTGGCCGATTGGGTGGTTGGCACCGGGTCAATCGTTACTGGCGACTCCGGACTGACGGTTGAATCCTCCAGCACAGCAACGACAGGTAAATCTTTGCGGATCATGAAGCTCAAAGAGACACCTGAGAATGAATATGGCGCTTATGCCAAGGCCGAAGTGATGTTTGCCGAGCATGTGCTGAGCGGTTCGGTCTCCGGTGTCGGCGGCGTCTAAGGAGAATGAATCATGGCAATGAATAGAGCGACGTTTCCCGCCGATCTGGAAGAAGGTCTAAACGCCCATTTCGGCATGGAATACAGCGATCACCCGCAAGAGTGGTCGCAGGTGTTCGACACTGAGACTTCCCGCAAAGCCTGGGAAGAGGACATTCAGGAGTATGGGCTGGGCGCAGCGGTCGTGAAGCCTGAAGGCGGGTCAGTGACCTATGATGAAGGTGGACAGGGTTGGACGAAGCGCTACACCCATATCACGGTGGCACTGGCATTCTCGATCACCGAGGAGGCGATTGAGGACAACCTGTATCAGCGCCTGGGGCCAAAGTACAGCCGTTCCCTGGCACGCTCCATGGTGCATACCAAGGAGATTTACGCGGCGGACATTCTTAATCGCGCGCGCACAGTTGGCCACTTGGGTGGCGATGGCAAGACCCTGCTGGCGACGGATCATCCGCTCGCTCGCGGCGGTTCGTTCTCGAACGTCATGGCCATCCCAACGCAGATCAGCGAGCCAGCGATGGAAGACATCCTGATCATGATCCGCAAGATGAAGGATGATCGCGGCATTCCGATTGCGATGAAGCCCAAGAAGCTGATCATTCCGCCGGAGCAGGAGTTCGCGGCGGCGCGCATCCTGAAGACGGTCTATCGACCAGGGACATCGGACAACGACATCAACGCTGCCAAGGTGCGCCGCTCGTCGTTCTATGGCTCTGAACCGGTCATCATGACGCGCTTGACCGACCCGGACGCTTGGTTCATTAAGACCGATGTGAAAGACGGTCTCAAGTATTTCAAGCGGACTTCGCTCCAGCGTGGCATGGAGACTGACTTTGATACCGGGAACTATCGGTACAAGGCCAGAGAGCGCTATTCCCTGGGCTGGTCAGATCCCCGTGGGTGCGTCGGCTCGATGGCTCCTTAATCCCAACCAATCAGTTCAAACCTCGAAACCCGCCTAACCCGCGGGTTTCGCCGTTTTAGGCGAGGTAGAAATGAGCAAGCATGGCATGACAAAGGCCGATGAGCTGTTTTACGGCTCGGCCATTAACCCAGGCGCGTACAAGACCTACGAGCGCCCTGGTGTTCCGATTACCCCGATGTACCGCGCTGTCTTGGGCGCGCCTGTTGCGGCTGATCCAGATGGCTATGCAACCGCGCAGGCAGTAACGGCGGCGGGCGATTTAACGCTGGATGGCGTGTTAGCAGGCGCAGCAGACGTCGCCCGTGGCGTGACGATCAAGTCAACCGCTGCCGGAGATAGCGCGCAGACCGCGACGATCTACGGCACAGACATTCACGGCAATCCTGTTGTGGAAGTCCTGACCTTCAACGGCTCCAGTGCCGTCAATGGTAAAAAGGCGTTCAAGACAGTCTCACGCATTGCCATCAGTGCTGCGCTGACGGGTAACGCCTCGGCAGGCACAACCGATGTGCTCGGGCTGCCGGTTGCGATTGAGGCGAAGTCGCGCGTGATTGACGTGTTCTTCAATGATGCCAAAGACGCCTCCGCGACCCTTGTGGTGGCTGACAGCACCGCCCCCGCGACCGGGACAACAGGCGATGTTTACGGCACGGTTGATCCGAATGCGGCATGCAATGGATCTGATGTAGTGGTGCTGATCGTCCCGGATCCTGGCAGTTTTGGCGTGGCGCAGTTCATGGGCTAAAGCCATGACCTTTGAAGAGATCATTGATGAGGCACGCATCACGCATCTGAATGATGCCGTCGAGCCGTTTCAGTGGAGCGATGAGCAACTGTTGCGGTTCGCTGGCGAAGCAGAGCGGCAAGCGTGCCGACGCGGGGCTTGCACGCTGATCTTTGATGATGCATTGGTGATTGATCTGATCCCAGGGCAGGCCAGCTACCTGCTTGATCCGGCGATTCTGCGGGTCGAGCGCGCGGTATGGAGCAGCCAAGCGGGAGCAACGCTGGTTGAAAAGACCAGCGAGCAATCGCTAGATAACCGCCACCTTCCAGAGTGGCGTCATCAACAAGCTGGGCCACCATCGCGGTTCTATGTCCGGGGCCGAACTCTGTTCCTGGATCGCGTACCCACCGAGCTGGATGTTGAGCAGGATGCGACGCTCAACCTTCAGGTGTGGCGGGAACCGCTGGATGATCCGCAGCAATACAACGAACCAGAGATTCCGCCGCAGCATCATCTGTTGCTGACCCACTGGATGACCTACCGGGCATTCATGATGCCGGATCATGCGCAAGCAAGTGACAAGGCGGCACTGATGCACCTGGAGATGTTCAATCAGCATTTCGGTAAGCCGCTGTCGGCATCCGACCTCGAATACCAAATCTCTTCAACTGGACATACGCAGCATCTGGCCGCGATTCCTTATCGCGATCACCACCGGCGGTCATCTTCCAATTGGATGCGTGAGTTATGAATACAGCAGAACTTGTCATGGTCGTGCGAGAAAAGCTCGATGACTTGGTTGAGCCATACCTAGTCTCTGACCTAGACATGGTGGAGGCGCTCAAT